TCATGGGCGCCTGGGTGTGCGGCATCTCCATGCCGCCCTTCTGGGACGCCATGGGCTGGCTGCCGCCCTCGTGGTACGGGTCGCCGCTGAATCCGGTGTCGCTCACTTCTTGCTCCCTGTCTTGTGCTCGTCGCAGTACTTCGTGGGCCGGGGCCCCTTGCTGACCGCACGCGGGTTCGCGCAGCCGTCCTTGATGCACTGGTCATCCGAAGCTGCACGTGCGTTACGCACGTCCGGCCCGCTGACCTGCGGCTTTGCAGCCTGCGCGCAGCCCAGCCAGTGCGTGGGTACGCCGTTCTCGGCCGGACGGCCGCATGCCCGGCAGCTCACTTCCGCACCTCACCCCATGTGGAGGTGCGGTCACAGCAGACCTTCTTGACGGTCGTCTCAGGCTTGGCGCCCTGCGGCACGGCCCAGGGGCTCTCAGGACACTTGGGGCACGTCACGCCGGAACACTCCTCTTTACTGACGCGGAAGCCTTCGGGGCTCCGCTGCTACTGAGTCCGGCCAAAAGCGACATGACGTCGGGCTGACCGCCCGGCCCCATCTGCGCTTGGCCCGGGGCGAATCCGCCAGGAGCGCCCGTGGACGGGTTGATGCCGAAGGGCACCCCGGGGCCGCCCTCTGGTCCCGGGGTGCCGGGAGCCCCGCCCGGGGACGTCGGTTGAGGCTCCGGCTGGAAGGCGGACAAGACGGCCTCATGCATGGGCATCTTGTCGCGCAGATCGATCAGGGACGCGGCCTTGGTCAGCAGCTGCGTGGGGTCCATGCCCTGCTGGGCCATGATCCCGATCGACGACAGCAGGGCGAACACGCCCTGCTTGAGAGCGTCGGTCGTCTGCTCCTTGTCCACCTCGGCCTGCAGCGAGGTGACGTCGATGTCCATCGGGAGCTGACGCTGGACGAAGTCCCGCGAGACAAGCTGGTCCCCGCGGAGCTGAAGCAGGAAGATCAGTGCCTGGTTCGGGTTCATCCCCGAGGCGAAGCCGTAGGAGACGGACACCCGGTAGTTGCCCTTGATGTCCTTCGCGGGCGTGTAGGTCTCCTCGAAGGGAGTCCCGTTGATCACGCCACTGATGGACTTCTTGGCCTCCGGCCAGTACTTCTCGTCCATCTCGAAGGCCAGCTCCAAGGCCTGCTCCAGAGCATGGCCGATGACAAGCTGACCGGTGGCGACCTGGATGTCATAGCCGCCGTTCAGGGCGTTGACGCCCTGGCCGGTGATGATCGAGGCGTGCACGTCGCCCGTGGCGGAAGCCGGTGTACGCGTGCCGCGCATGACCTCTTCCTGCAGCAGGGCATCCTGCTGCCAGGCGGCCTGGGGCATGTCCGTACCCACGCGCCGGATCTTCTCCGGGCTGTTGGTGCGGATCACCGCGTCATCCCCGAAGGGGATCTTCTGCACGTCGGTCGGGATGGCCAGCGGAGCGGCGACGGTCTGCTGCGTAGCTCGAAGACCCAGCATCGCTAGGCGGTTGCGGGCCAGCATCGGCCAGACCACGTCATCGAACTGACCGCGGTCCTGGTCGTCCCAGGTGGGCTTGCGCGCGATAGCGACAGGCACCTTGCCGAAGTGGTTCGGCGTCTCCATTAGGACGAGGTTCTTGCGCTCGGGCATATAGAGCACGTACAAGCTGGCGTCGCAGAACTTCACGACCTCCAACTCCGTGTCCCCCTGCACCTGGCGGCCGAAGGGCTGATCCTTGCCCAGGATCTGATCCGCGTACTCCGGGAACTTCGCCGCAAGCCGGCGGGCGCTCTCGCGCCACACGTGCGAGTACGACCGAACCCGACCGGCCATGTCGAACTCCGGGTAGGCCTTCATCCCGGACTGGACCCGGATGCGGGGCCGGCCCTCCTCGAAGTCGGGCTCGACCACGAACGCGAAGGACCCGTACATCAAGTACCAGTCGCACGCCTCCGGCATGCGGGCCTTCAGGTTCGACTCGATGACGTACGAGTACGCCACCTTCGTCTTCTTGGCCACGAACTTCTTCGCGCGCTCCGACGACATGACGCCGGAGGCGCAGTTGATCGACGGCAGCGGCGCCAGATTCTCGGCGAGCTGCCGGGCCGCGGTGTCGATGATGTTCGCCGTGATCGGCCGCGGCCACGCGTCCGGCATGGAACCCGGCGCGATGTTGTCGATCTTCTGCGCGCGGGCGTCGAAGACCGTCTGATGCCGCTGGTCCCGCTCGACGGCGTCACGGCGCAGCGCCTCAACACGGGCCGCGATCTGAGCAATGTCCGCCATGATCACCTCCAAGCGGGGCGAACTCTACGGTCTCGGACTACTTCTTCGCCTCCAGAGCGCTCACGCGCTTCTCCAGCGCGGCCACGCGCTGCTCCAGGGTGGGCGCAGGCGCCGGAGCTGGCGGAGCGGCGACGAGCTTCCAGGCGCCCGGCTTCGCGGCCAGAGCGGCCTTCACGTGGCCGCGCATCTTGACCATGTCCACCGCGGCGCCCCGCGGGTCAGACTTCCAGTCCGACCACTCCAGGTGCCCGATCGCGGACTTCGGGCCCCACTTGTGGGCCCGGCAGATGGCGGCCGATGCCTTCGCCATCGCCTGCACCTGGGCCGCGGGCCAGGGGTCCTTGCCGTCACCGAGGTTGACGCACTCGAAGCCGTAGAAGTGGCTGTTGCCGTCCACGGCGCCCGAGGAGCCCTGATGCTCATGCGGGGCCGGCGGGTGGTCGCCGTAGTTCTCCTCGACCACCGCGGCCAGGACTCGCGGGTCTCCACCTCCGGCGTGGTTGGCCCGGCCGTTGCCGACGAGCCAGACCTCGCCCTTCTTGTCGATGACGCCGTGACACAGCGGCCCGGGAAGGTCGGAGCTGCCGTTGTAGCAGTAGTCCACCATGCCGTTGACCCCGGCCGGGTGGTGCAGCATCACGCCGTTCATGGGGCCCCAGGCCCCGTGGCTGTTGCGGTTGTGGTCGCGCCAGTCGCGCACCTCGTGCACGGTCAGGCCCTCGGCCTTCAAGGCCGCCACGAGCTGGTCTGCTGTCAGGGGAGTTGCCACGTCTGCTCCTACCAGTTCACGGCGCCATCCCAGGCGCCGGCACCTTGCTGCTGCAAGGCGAAGTCAATGTCCACAACCATCTGTCCGGCCTGGTCCCGCTCCGAGGTGAACTCCGAGGCGTTCATATGCCAGCCGGAGAAGTCCGAGACCATCAGCTCCCGGCAGCGGATCTCCACGAACCAGGCAGCCATGACGGTGTCAGTCAGGCCCTTGGTCTCCGGGAACCAGCTGCAGAGCTGCTCGATGAAGGCGCGCACGCCTTCGGACTGCGTCTGCGACGGCAGGTGGATGAGGTTGCGGCCCTCCTGCCAGCCCTCGAAGAGGGTGGCCATGGAGGCCACACCGAAGTCCGCGTCCCACTTGTTGCTGTTCGTGTGGTGCGGGCTGATCAGGCAGCCCCGGGCCGTCAGGTAGTCCTTGATGTCCCGGTCCTGCGTGATGCTCGCCTGGTAGGCGTTCTTCTCGATACGCCACTCAGAGATGCCGTACCGCTCGGTCAGGCGCTTGATCTCCGCGCGCATCTCGTGCGGCGGCATGCCCCGCTTGTTCACCACGTCCAGCACCCACCGCACTCCGGTGCGGCGATCCAGGCCCCAGACCTGCATGGCCGTGCAGCCCGCGGCGGCCGGGTCGAGCCCGGCTATGACCATCAGGCCGTCCATGCCGTACTTGCGGTGCTGCGGCTGCCCGTCACCCATGCGGCCCGGGTAGCGGGCCCGGTCTATGCAGCCCTGCACATCGGCCTGCTTGAAGATCGCGTCATCGGCCACCTGGTCCTGCATGTAGACCATCGACCAGTTCCGCGGCGTCATCTTGCGCCGCTTACGGGCCAGCGCCTCGCCGTGCCACATCGGCCACAGGCCGTCCTTCGGCCAGCCGGCGGCCTCCGCCTGCTTACGCGCCTGGATGGTGACCGGCGGCCGGTTGGTGGCCGGCCACAGCGTCTCCCAATCCTTCGGATCGTCCGCGAAGTTCAGTACGGCCGGCTGCGTCAGGTACGTCCAGGGCGAAGAGCCCTCGGAGTAGTAGTTCGGCTTCAGGATCTCCGAGTACAGGTCCGTAGTCGCCATGCGCGTACCGATGAGCAGCATCCGCCCGCCGACGTCGGCGACGCGAGAGCCCACGATGTTCTGAATCCAGTCGATCTGGGACTCGAACTGCTGATGGTTCGTGTTGTCCACGCAGTCATCCATGATGACCAGGTCGGTACGCGTGCCGTAGATCTGGCCGCCGATGCCGACGGCCTCAACGGTGTACTCCTTCTCGCCGGAGTCCGCTCCGGCCACACGGATCTGCGTGGAGGACCACGTGGAGGCGCCCTCGGCGTACCCGCCGGGCGGCCCGAAGTGCTGCTGCAGGTCCCGATAGGTCTCCGACTCGGCCAGGCGCTGCTTGATCGAGAAGAGGAACTTGGCCGCCATGCTCTGTGTCTTCGAGACGAGCAGGATGCGGATGTTCGGGTCCTGCACGATCCGCCACACCACGTAGTTCACGGTGAGCGTGGTGGACTTCGCATGCTCTGGAGGCGTGTTCACGACGATCTGATCGTCGTCGCCCTTCACGAAGCGCTGCGCGGGATGCAGGTCCCGCGGCTCCCGGCCCTCCAGCAGGTCGTACCACTGCAGGTGATGCCGGAACAGGCGGGTCTTCAGGTACTGCTCGCAGAACTCCGGGAAGTCCGGCACCTCCCGGCGCGTGCCCTCGGCCCGCTCCAGGTTGCTCTGCAACGCCCGGTCGATCAGATCCCGGTAGTCCGGGTCGGACTTGCGGTAGTACTCGTGCGTCTTGCGCGAGACGCCGGCTTGGTGGCAGCCCTCGGCGATCGTGTGGCCCATGCGCACGGTCGCAACGATGATCTGCTTCTTGTCCTTGGAGGACGCCTTAGAGATGCGGCGGTCCCGCGGGGAGCCGCCGGCCAGCTTGCCGTCCTTGTTGACCGTCAGGCGGGCCATCAGTCGTCCTTGGCCGTGCGACGTAGCAGGCATGAGCAGACGGCGTCACGTTCAGGCACGCCCTGCTCAACGGTGAACCAACAGCGGCCGGCTGCGTCGTGGTACTGCGCCTCGTGCTCGCAGGACGGGCAGCGATCCGCCATGTCCACCTCTCCGCGTCCCAGGGGGCCCTGACGGGCCCGACCAGGGGCGGACGCTACGACTTGTTAGGACGTTCCTGCTATCAGCGGTGGAATGGCCCAGAGGGCCACGAGAAAGGCGGCAGGAAGTGCAAGCGAAGTTCCCGGGCGTGTGCCCGATGTGCCTGGCCGGCATCGCTGTTGGACAGGACGTCAATAAGCTCGTGGAGCGCTGGGTCCATTCCTCGTGCATGCCAGAGGATTCCGAGGGCTTCGAGCCGCCCGCCAACTGGAAGTGGCGGGGCCAGCGGAAGGTGGCCGGAGGCCGGCTCCTGACGCGGAGCAAGGCCGCTCACGGGCGGCCGTACCGCTGGCAGTGATCACATCGCCGCAGGTCAGAGCCCTGCCGTGAGACTTTACTTACTCTTTGCCAAAAAGCCGGGAATAAACGGCAGTTCGAGAGCGTCGACAATAAAAGCCAGCGTAGCTGGCGGCCGTCAGGCCGCCCGCTGAGCCGCTACCAAGCGGCTCGGGTGAAAGAGCGCCCCAAGGGCGCAGCGGAGCCCGCACCAAGCGGGCTCACAAAGCTAGGGAGTTGGGCACCGAGATCTGGTCGGAGACCAGAGATCGGGGGCCAAGCTTCGCTTAACAGTGGGGGGTCAGACCGTGTCTGACCAGCTCAGATGGGGACATAGCGGGCTCTGAAGAGCCAGCTTGGCCCCCGATCAGCGGAGGTGGACTCTCCACCGACGCAGGTGAGCTGCATCGGCTGTCCACCTCGATACACATAGCGATGGACCTTCGGTCCATAGCTGAGGGCCTTCGGCCCTCCACTGTGCGGCCCAAGAGCAGGCCGCACCCATGTGTGCGTGCGCGTCAGCGCACGCAGCCGGGGGAGCAGGCTTCGCCTGCTGCTCACTCCTGCCGGAGTGATGGCCCGCCAGCCCCCTTGAGGGGGCGTAGGCGGAAGGGGGTGAGCTGAGCCCCGGAGGGGCTCCTCTGCGGCCCTTAGGGCCGCTCCTGTGCGCGTCCTGACGGACGCGCAGCTACGCGCGCGCGTATGCGCGTACGCAGGTGCCGGCGCGCATGTGCGCGCGAGGCCGGCGGTTCCCGGATCACCATCACCCGTGCCGCTTGAGCGCCCCTCAGGGGGCGCAGCTGCGCCCTGTGCCCCCCACGTCTCATGCTCCGGCCGGATACCGGCCGTGAACGTCGTCCCATGCGCCCCAACAGTCACTCCTGGTGCGCGCCCCGTGACGCGTCAGTGCAATTGCACATGTCCTGACCAGCGGTGATGACTGATTGCACGTACAAGTCTTCACATCCTGAGCACACGTGGAGTGACCATGCTCCAGGAGTACCGAAGTACTTGCTACAGGTCTCAATGAAACCTCTTTGCCAGTGAGGCAACCCTCATCAGTGCAGGTCAGAGCGACGCCTAAAGAATCTTGGAGGAAATGTGTGGGACCTACTTGACGACGCTCGTACTCAGAGCGCAGTCTTGAGTCACTCGCCGGGAACGACGCGAAAGCGGAGGAACGGGGAGAAACCCCGGAGCTTGGGACGACCGATCTTCACCGGTCGTTCGATGGCTTCGAACAGCACCACCCGCACGGTGGCGTGAAAGCC